AGGGGTACAGAGTTAGAGGAGGCTATCTATGAGTTAGTTAAGCTCACAGGTAACGACTACCTTGAAACACTTTTGAACGAGTCCTCTGATGAATATCCTGACGAGGTATTTCGCATGTCAGAAAATGACACCGAACCTGAACACTCTCGAATTCGTATAAAATACGAATCGGGTGGAAAGGCTCGATGTTTCTGTATATGCGATTATTTCTCTCAGTCTGCTTTATCTCCTATCCATCATTTTCTGATGGACTGGTTGAGAAAACAACCTCAAGATGGTACTAACGACCATGCGCATGCTGCATTAGCAGTACGCACTTGGACCGATGGTAGGTTTGGGAAGAAGCTTTGGAGCTTCGACCTAACCACAGCAACGGACCGCTACCCTAGATTTCTAGAGAAGCGAGTAATCGCGCACATCTTTGGTAAGGAGATGGCAGAGTCATGGGAGAAAGTTATATCAAACCGAGATTTCAAGGCACCAAATGGTGCCCGAATCGGGTTTGGGGCAGGACAACCACTTGGAGCATTAAGCTCCTGGGCGTCTTTTGCCGTAACCCATCACATTCATATACGTACAGCCGGAAGCCTAGCAGGCCTCCGACCTATATATATGATGATCGGTGACGATATAACTATCGCCAAACATCATCAGATCGCACAGCTCTATATCGGCATGATGAATGACATTATGGTGCCCTTCTCAGGGCCCAAAAGCGTCCTTCCTGAACAAATGGAAGGAGGTCCAGTAGCAGAACTCGCGAAACGCGTCTTCTGTAGTGGAGTCGAAATCACGCCGATACCTCCTGACGCTATCATAGTTAATTCCGACGGGCCTGTTGGCCTTAAGAATCTTCTAGAAATAGCGATCAATCGAGGATATGACAGAGCGAGTAAGATCTACCCCGTCCAGTCTTCCATTCCATCGCAGGAATGGCTTCCTACTTTAACTTTCCCAATTCGGAATAGGCTCCCTCAATTAAATGAGGTCAAGCTCTTTAGACCATTCTGGGAAAATGAAGATGAGAACCCACCAGCGGGTTTAAACCGCGGGTGGTTTTACTGGTCTGATTTCTCAGATCAGGAAATCACCTTCTTCTTTCGGGAATTACTCCTAAAAGAGTTAAAGTTAGGGCTACGGAAATCAGTCAAGATGAGAAATACACTCTATGAGTGGTCTCTCCTTGGACCTGATGATCCAGTAGAGGGCGGCGACTGGCAGCCAGAACCGTGGAACTTCCACATTTTCATGCTGCCTAGAATTGTCGACTACATGACAGAACGATTGGAGGAAACCATCGAAGACATAGCAACGGCACCATCAATAGATGATCCGTATCGCTATATCGGTGGTTTACACTCTTTTC